TAATTTGATTAATATTAGATCTTGGATCATTTAATGTTGAAAGCCTTCTATTAACATCTTGAACTAAAGCCGTATCACCAGATTGGGTAGCTGCTTGACGAATTTGTTCTAAAATTGGTTTAAAGGCTGTTGCCGCCGCTCCTCCAACTGCCGCTATATTTTGCGGGTTATTACTTATTGTTGATGCGCCTTCATTAAGAATTTTTGATTGTGAACCAAGTGCGCCTTGAAGAGCAGTAACCTGTCCTCCTCCAAGAATTTGTCCAGCAAGGTCACTTCTAAATTTTGCTTGATCATTTGCTGTTCCAAAATTTTCAAAAAGTCCAGAAGATTCAAGTTTAGAAATTGTTTGACTTAAAGCTTCTTGTCTTCTTAAGAACGTTTCACCGCTTGCCTTTCCTGTTCCTAGATTGGCTCCACCTAAATAATTAATATCTTCGTTAATTCTACTAGAAGCTCCAGAATCAAAAGCTTCTGCAATAAGAGTCGCCCCACGTTCTACATTTTGTAAAAACGTAGCATTAAAATTTTCAACAAATTGATCAAGAACTTCTTTTTGTTTTACTAATGAATCGAAATTTATTCTCTCCCTCTCTTCCCCCTCTTTTATAAAAGATTGAGTTTGAGCTTCAACTGAATCTTTAAAAGAATCTATAAAATTATCAAATTCTTCATTTAAAGATTCAACACCCTCTTCTCCATCTTGTTTTTTTGCTCTTTCTTGTAAAATTGGTTTTAAAGCTTGTTGTGCATTTATAAATTCTTTTAAGTTTGCTTCTTGATTTTGTGGAGTTGAATTGTTTACATTTTTTGACGCATCTGTCACCCTCTTAATAGCATCAAATAATTTTGTTTGACTATTTTTTTGATCTCCAGACAGAATTCCTTCTAATCTTTTTGTAAATTCAAAAACGTCACCTACATCTTTCCCTCTAGGCGCGGTGCTTTTTTCTGAAGCATAATCTATTGGTGTGCTAAATACTTTATTTGCTATATTTGTTTTATTCTTTTCTATAAGATTTTCTTTTGTAGATTTTCCCGGTATAAGCAATTTACTATTAACTTCTTCCAAAGAGGGAGTGGCTGTTTCAAAATATTTAGATATTCCAGTGAGAAAATCTTCTTGACCAGCTTTTAAAATTTGAGCAGCAACTGCTCTCTCTCTGTTTCCCGTATTAACCGCTTGAGAATCTCTTTGTAGTTCTCTTTGTTTAACTATATTTTGTTGTTCAAACGGGTTTATTGTTCTTTTTAAATTTTGAGCTGTTACAACATCTTGTGCTGAAGAAGCTAATCTATCTATACCTTCCGAACGTTGAACTTTTGCATTAAATCCAGTAGATCCAATTTCATCATTTAATTTTGTAAATTCAGATCTTAAACCTTTAGCAGTAATTTTTATTATTTCGTATCCATTTTTAAAAGATTCTTGAATAGTCTCAAGAGCATATTTATATCTATTTATATCTGTTTGGAGATCTGGAATTTCCATCTTCTCAAGCTTCCTTATTTCAATTTGAACATTTACAATATCTCCAAACAATCTATCAACAGCATCTCTAGCGGGTGCAATAAATTTTTCATCTATAAGCGTTCCAAATTTAAAAGCAGAAAGACCGGTCACTATGGCAGCAATGATAGCTCCACCTATTGCAACAGCTCCTCCAGCAGCAATTCCACCAACAGCAGTCCCAAGCCCACCTGATGCAATACTTCCAGCAGTAGCAGCGACTCTACCAGCAGTAGATGCGGCTAATCGAGTTGCTAGTCCACTTAAACCAGCTTTTATCTTTCCATAAGGAATAAGTTTTAAGACAATCGCTCCATTTGCAATAATATTTGATATATCGCTAGCTTTGCTGGCAAACTTATCTGCCGCCTCATTCATCTTTGTAATAGCTTCATTTCTTGCAGTAACTTCATCATCTAATTTGTCAATAAGATCTTTATTAGCCTTTTCCTTTTTTCTCTTTTCAGCTTCTAAAGCCTTTACAGCTTTATCTCTAGCATCTGTTTCGTTTTTTAAAGCCTCTTCGTCAAGAGCGTAAGCTCTCGCCATGCTTTCAATAGCAGGAATACCCACAAAATAATATGCAGTGCTTAAGGCTCCAATAGCTCCTGACATTTTTTCAAATCTTGAAGAAAGCTTTGTTGTTGCAGCCGTTGCTGCTTGTGCGGCGGCTGCTTGTGCCGTTGCCGCTTGTGCGGCGGCAGCTTGTGGAGATCCTCCAGCACTGCCAAGGACAAAATTAGGAACAAATCCTCTTGCTGCAAGATTGCTTCCGTAAGTTTTTGGATTTTTACCTTCACTTATTGCTCTTTTTATTCCATCCTTTACTCCATTTGGCTCGTCATATTCGTTTGCAACCGAAATACCTTGTTTATTAAAAGGTGATTTTAATGAATTATCTTGATCGATATAGATTTTATCTCTTGGAACTCCTGCTGCCATTTCTCTTGAGATAGCATCATTAAGAGCGGCAAAGTTTGGTATGAAACCAGATGCTGCTCTTCTTCTTGCTCTTTTTGTTGGGGGATTATTAGCTTCCTCTTCTTCTTCTAAAACTCCTAACTTTTCTTTATAGTAACCCTTTTTATCATTTAATATTTTTCTTGCATAACTTTCTATAGAAGATTCGCTTGTTGATACTTTAAAATCTCCCGACTTAACTTCTTTTGTAATACCGAATAATTTCTTTAAATCTGGTGAAACAGACAGAGCATCCCAATCTCCTCCTTCTGGTTTTTTCGTATCATTTCCATCAATTCCCAATCCTTGCGTAATTACAGCTTCAAAAGCTGCGCCAGCAGCACCTTGAACAGCGCCATAAGCTCCTTTATTACCTCCTTTTTGTGCAAGCCTTGTTGCTATGGTTTCTGGACTGATCTCTCCTTTCATCAGCGGATTTGAAAGTTTTTTCGAATAAGAAATTGCTGTAGAGATAATATTATTCATTGCTTCTTTTGAAATAGAAGCTTCTTCTTCTTTAGTTGTGCTTGAATTTGTTTGTGGTCCCGCTAATTGTGTTGGACTTAATATATATTTAATATTTTTAACATTCTGCCATTTATCTAAAGAACCTGATCCTAATTGTCTCTCTGATTCGTATGTCTTATTAAGATTAGGAATTAAAAAAGCATAGTCTCTAGCTTCTATTTCCAAAGGCTTTAGTGGAGAACCAACTCTATTTTCATCTTCTTCTTTTTTTAGAGCTTTTGTAGTAGCTTTTTTGTTTTTTGCTTCTTTTATTTGTTGTGCTGTATATGATACTTGTTTTCCATTAACATCTACTAATACGCTACCGTCCCGTAAGGCTAAGTTTTCGAAATTCTTTAAAGAATCATCTGGATAATCTTCTAAATTTTCGCGATTAAACTGTTTCTTAGTAGTCTGTGCAGGTCTCTTTTTTCTTGTGCCGAAAAAATTTGGCACAAACCCACTAGCATATAAAGGAATAACCGCAGAATCTCTTCTACCACCAAAGTTTGGAATTTCAACTTCCTGATTATTCATGATGAACTTTTGTCCACCAATTGTTCCTTGACCCATTTTTGCTTTAACAGAAGAAGAAGCTCCAAAGGATTTAGCCATTGCCTCTTCCTCTTTAAATCCAGCAGCAAATCTCTTCTTACCTCCTTTATTTGTAAATCCTCCACTTGGAGAGAATCCTCCAACTCCAGCTTTAGAGGCGGCAGTAGCAATACTATTAACCAAAGCCTGTTGTTGTGTTAATAAAGCATTTTGTTGTTTAATAGCATTAATAACCGCCTGTTCTTTTTGGGCTTGAGTTGCGCTTGAACTTAAAAGAATTGCTCTTAAATTTGCATCTTGTTGAAGAAGGGCAACAATGCCTCCTTCGATGTTTTTAATTCTTTCTTGTTCTGATCCAATTTTAAACAAATCAGAAATGCCTTCCTTTGCAAACTTTGCAACAACTTGAAATAATTTAAAGAAGGCAGCAGAGACTAAAACTAATCCCGGTCCAGCAATAAAGGCTCCAACTCCTTTGAAAAATCCTTGAATTAATTTATTACCTTCTTCTGGATCAAAAACCTTATTTAAAATATCAAGTAATTTATTTGCCCCAGTTAATAGATTTTCAATAACAGGAGCAATAGAGAGTTCGCCTATTTTAGAACCAAGCTCAGTCAATCCTTGAACTAATTTATTTATTTGAGCAGCAAGAGTTTGATTTAATTGGGCATTTTTTTCAAAAGCCTCATTAGAAGCTTGACCAGCAGTTTGAGAGGCTCTAGCAAAAATTGAAGTTTCGCTAGATAAATCTTTTAAAGCAGCAGAAACAACGTTAATTTGATAGACACCACCAGCAAGTTCTTTAATGGCATTCGCTTGTGTTGGATCTGAAATCTTTGAAAGAGCATCAGATAATGCCTGTAATTTTTGAACACCTGTTTGGCTTGATTCTATTTCAACGCCAAGAGCCTTAAGGTCTTCAATAACTGTTCCTCTCGAAAGTCTTGAGAAGATAGATTTAAAGGCGTTACCAATAACAGCACCACCTCTTGCCGTTGTCTGTTGAACAGATGTAACTAATCCAAGCAACTCATCAAAAGAAACTCCAGCATCTTCAGCCGTAGATCCTGCTCTAGAAAATGCTTCAGCCAAATCTTTAGCAGACACAGCAAAAGCCGTATCAACTGCAATTAATTTATTAACTATTTGTTCCGCAGTAAGTCCAGCAGATGTGAAACCATTAATTGCTGCTGTCAAAGCGTTAACAGAACCTTCTGCATCTAATCCAGAAACTCTTGTAAGAATAAGGGAGGCATTTAATCTCTTTACAGTTTCTTCTGCTGACAAACCCTGTCTTGCTAATTCCGAAGCAGCATCCGCAACTGTAGAAAATGTTTGTCCAGTATTTTTTGCAACATCAAAAATTGCATTTTTAAATTGACCCAATTGTTCAGTCGTTCCTCCTAAAATAGATCCAATTTCTGTTAATCTTTTTTCAACTTCTATAGTTGAAGAGACTAAGGCTTTAAAAGCAGTAGAAAGACCATTAATAATAGAAACAGCAGCACCGAAGGCAAACACACGCGCAGTCGCGGCATTGATTGATTTATCAAACTCAGAGGCTTGACCAGTAATCCTTCCTAAAGAATTATTAAAATTATTTACCGCTTTTGTTGGTAAATTAATATTACCAAAAGCAGATTGAACCTGTTTCCCAGCCGCATTTATACTTGCTGGATTAAAATTAAGATTAGCGGTAACCGTAACAGGAGCAGTAGCCATACACTACATTACACTTGATGCTATGTAATCTTATCTTCTGGTTTTATATTTTCTAAGCCTCCCGCTCTTTTTACCTTTTCTCTAATGTTAAAATCTTCATCATCTAATGATTTTGATTTTTTCTCCCCCTCTGACCACTCAAAAATCTTTATTGGATTATCTTTAATATCATTAGGCATTTTATAACTATTTTTCAATTTACTTATCAAAATATTGCCATAAACTAATAAGTTCTTTTGAAAGATGGTAAGATCTAAACCTGTTTTGTTAAAAATATTTGAAATATCTTCGAAAATAATAAATAAATCAAAAAAGTCACTACTGAAAGCTGCCCTTAACAAAATATCTCTATTATTTAAGAAAGAAAACTTCTCAAAGTATTTAATGAAACATTTATTTAAATCTTCTTCCGTTATTGGTTCTTTAAAATCTTTATCGTAAAAAAGAATATCAGAGTAAAAAATTGAAGTCATCTTTTTGGAAACATAAGCTTCCTTTGAAGCTAAAACAAAAGATCGTTTCTTAAAATTTAAGATTTTTAATTCATTTTCATCTTCTTCGATTTGGTTTAATAAATTCTTTTTGATATGAATATCCTCAACCTTTGGTAAAAATCTATTTTTGCTCTTTACGGAAAATTCAAGACTTTTGATGGTTTCATCGTTTTCCTTAGTCCAAGATCCGCTTTCGTAAGCTACTTGTAAAAGCTCTTCTTCAGACTTTAATCCAATAATATCAGCTTGTTTTTCAAAACCTTCTTTATGCAGAGACTGCTTTAAAAAATCTAAAATCAAAGGATGTTTGAAATAATATTCAACACCCTGTTCTCTCAAAACAGAATAACCTTGTATTATTTCAGCGAGAGCCGCCTGATGAAGATCTTTCATTCATCCTTTAAATTTTCAATGAGTTCTTGGTTTTCGTTTTCTTCTTTTTCGAGAAAGTCTAATTGTTCCTTGACAGTCTTTTGATCTGAGCCAAGGCCATTATACCAAATAGCAAAAACCCTACCAATTGTAGAAGAAGCTGATTTAATTATCTCTGCCTTCTTTGCAACATCCAAGTCTTCTGAATCATATTCCTCATCAAGAATTTTTGAATAAAATACTTCTTTTTCCTTTAATGTCGCTCCTTCAAAGACTTCAAATTCTGCTATTTTTGATCCAATATTTTCTTTATAAAAAGAACAGAACAGTGCCAACCACTTAATTAATTTTTCTTGAGCCTTAACATCTGCTGTTTGGTTAAACATTGAAGAAAGATTTGTATTATATTCAACCAATGTTTTTTGAGATTTTGAAAGAAGTTTTTTGGCCTTATCTAATTTTTGCTTTTGCTCTTCTGTTAAATCTTCACTCTTAGAAGAAGAATAGAATTGAACAATTCTTTGTGCATCAAAGATATTTGTAATTTCATTTGTGATGTTCTCCTCTGTAGATTTACCAAGTGCGCCACCAAGATCAGAAATCTTTTTCTGAACCATTGCCTTGGACAAAAATCCAGCATTTAAATATTCATTAAATTTAGATGCATAATAAAATTCTGCATTTTCAATCATTGAGTTATTGGGCTTTTTAAGAACAATTTCTGCCTTTTCCTTTTTCTTGGAATTTGGAACATTGAACGAAACAGTAAAAGTATACAAATCTTTCATATATTATATTATATGGTTTTTATGATAAAAATCAAGCACCAGCTAAATAAAAACCATTAGAAGAAAGTATGTATAATCCTGTATTTCCTGCTAAAACAGTTGGTGAGCCTGTTTCAGTCTTTAATGTAAAAGATAAATTATTACTACCGCCATAATCTTCGAAAACCATAGCATCAACAAAAATATCACCATTTTCTATTTGTAAATTATTAGCAATTAATGTTTCATTTATTTTATATGATAATCTATTACCATTTTGACCAGTTCTATAGAAAGAATGGAATTCAAGATTAAATGGCTCATTCTTTAAATAACCACCAATTAAATTTCTATTCTGATCGAATATATAACCACTATATCCAGAAAAAGCAATAACAGTTTGAAATGGTTCATAGGTAGGAGCAACAAAAGAACCCGCTCTTCCAAACTTTAAACAAAATCCACTATTTGGAACTCTAATTGTTACACTAGCGTCTACAGAAAAGTTTTGATTATGATATCCAAAATATGCGCCTGTCATATTAATTAATACACGAAAAAGGGGGCGCAATTTGCGCCCCCTTTAATTTATATTATCTATTGTCCTTTATCTTATTTGGTATAAACAATTGGATTTGTAACGTTTCCGAGGCTAGTAGCACTTGGATAAGAACCGCTAATGAAGATGCCAGCAGTTTGAGTGTTGGCTCCACCGATTTGTGCAGAAAACTGTAAATCGACAGTTTCATTACCATCAAGATCTTGCGAGAAGTTTTGAGAATCAAGAATTGCATCCTTTAAGATGTAAACAAGTCTGCTTGTAGTATTATCACATCTATCTTTGAGAGTAATTTTAATATCTCTCTTTTCTTGACCAGCGCAACCAGTTAAGAGGGCCGCAACAGAACCCTGTCTTTGGTTGGCGGTGATTGCGCTAATTGCAACTGTTGTTTCAATTGGGAAAGTTAATGCTCGCGCATAAGGAAGAGGAGATCCGAGTTCGTTAAGGACTTCTCTAGCCAATGGAATAGAAACAGTAACAGACTGAGGGTGAAGAGTTGCGAGATCAACACCACCGATTCCAAGAGGAGTATTGGCGGCTAAATCGATAATAATTTGACCATCACGAAGAACATCAACATTTGAATTACCCGTATTTGGAACAGGAAGTTTAAGCGTTCCAAGATCTGCCTTACCACCATTAGAGGGCTGAATTGATGGATTAGCGATACCAGAGTAAGCACCTGTATAGAATTCAACGTTACCACAGTCAAAGGAAACTGTCGCACTTGGAATTTCTCCAACAGAAAGATTAACCGTATATTCGGTAATGAAAGCATTACCAAAACCAACGACATCAATATCGCCAGAGTTTATCCAAGAATTAGAGTTAAAAGCGTCATTTCCTTCTGCAACCGTTGCGACAAAAATGTTTCTTTCCTTAAATCTGGAATCTTCCGTTAAGAAACCAGAAATTCCTTGAACGGTTGGAGTATTTCCAACAATAGAATTTTTAACTTCGAAACCTAAGTGGGCTTCATTTTCTCCATCTGTTAAATAATAATCAAAAGAACAAGTTGGAGTAAGATCAGAATTAATCAAAGAACCGATCCGCGCAAGCTGACCGAATTCTCTAATATCCTGTCTAGATCCAGCGATATCAACATCGAATGTGAAATTGTTAATTCTGTGAAGCTGAGTTGCTTCGATGCCGCTGCTTGCATTAACTAAAACACCTGTTTTTGTAACGTAAACGGCTTTACTTGCTGAAAGTTTTCTTACACGGGCCATGATTAGAGGGTAGGTTATTAGTCTTTACAGTATATTCTATATGTTGGGAAAATTAAACGCGAGGGAATCTATAAGTCGAAATATCAAAATCAACCAAGCCAACCAAAACGTCTTTATCGTATTTATTTAAAATAACTGAACTATTTATTTTTGATGTATTTACACTTTCTATAAATGATTTAGATGAGTAATTTGACACATAAGTATTATACGAATATGGAAAACTCTTAACATCAAAAAATCTTCCATATGGAAAATTCTCAAAAGGAACTCTTGTTATACACTCTCTAGCTGTATCTGCTAATAAAGATAAGATATTATCAAGAGTATAATTATCATAAGACATGACAATAACTTGAATCCGAGAAGTTGTTTTTTCTTCTCCTCCAAAAGAAAATTCATTATTTTCGTTATTAACGAATCTAACAAAACACGCTGGTAAAATATAAGTTTTTTCGTCTCTTTTATTTGTTTTTGAAAACAAGTTTGTGCTTGAAGTTTCAGCAGAATTGATAAAATCGCTGGTTACAATAATACTCTCCTCATCATCTTCTGTGATATAGGTGTTTACTTCCTTTATTGTATTGTTGGCTGTAATTGTTAGTCCAGTGCCAGAAGCTTGTGGAAAAATGACTCTGCCATTATCGTAGTCAATATATACATTGTTAGCATTTCCAGAAACAAAAGATCCGTTTACAAAAATTCCAGAATTGGGAACATCAACAGATTGATCAGCAACTAACTGTTTAAACTTTCCTTGATAAGCAACATAAGAAGAAGGAACATCAACAAATGAACTAACATATTGAAAGGAATTCGATTCATTAGTGGCATAAGCCTTAAATTTAGAATCAATTAATTTGTGTTCAAGCCACAAATAAAAAGAAGAGGTTAATTCTGTTGCAAACTGAGCCTTCATTTAGTAACGTTTCCTAAAAATTCTTTTAATATTGTTGACATGTAGCTTCTATTTGAAAATCTGCCGCCAACACTTGTTTTTGTTTGAATACCTTTTCCAGAACGAGAAGCGGGAGATTCTTTATAAACATAGCTCCCCAAACCAGCAATTCCCTTCTCAATACCATCTAACCAACTTCTGCCGGGATTCCAAGGAATAGGAGAAATATTGTAAAGATCTTCTTTTGTTGGCGCAGCTATTTCAATTTTAAAATTTCCATTAGTTAGTGCCTTAACTGAAAATTTGATTTTATTCTTTAAAAGTTGTTTTACTGGTTGTGTTGGATCTGCCCCTTCTTCAAAACCAATAAATGAGAAAAGATTTCCTTTACCACCAAGAGTCGAGGAAGAATTTGAAGCAAGAACACCACCATCTATTTCTACTGTAACAGGATCAGTTTCATATGATTGAATCATTTGATTTTGGGCATCATTAATCTTCTTTTGCCATTCTTCCCTTATTAAAGAAGAAACAGTAGCTCTATTTTTACCCTCTGTCATAGAGGTTTTAAGGGCTGCTTTATTAATAGTAACAACGATCATTGTTTTTTTATTTAGGCTTGATTTAGCTTATTTAATTAATGTTATTTTGCCATTACGATGTTCTCTGTAGCATAACTTGAACGTAAGTAATATTAAATGGACCTATTGGACTTTGTTTAGAATCTACTTTGTAATTTTCGCCATCAACCTCTATAATAGATGCTCTCTTAATTATTTCATAATCAGCTTTTGCAATTTTGATTCTACATTTGTCATTAGAAGAAGGAAGCATTGTATCTGACATCCTTTCTTCCTCAGATTGTGTTGGATAATAAATTCTTGCCTCTATTGGATATTTAACTTTTACTATATCTGAGACAACTATTGATTGAGCTTTTGTTCTATTATACAATGGATTATAATCAACATCAGAACCAACAGATGTAGCTTCCTCAACAAATGCGTAAATGGTTCCTTTAAATGTATCATGAATATCGACAAACAAGCTGTCGATAGAAGCCTTTTCTGCATCTGTAAAAATAGAAGCCATTATTCAAGACCCTGCCTTGGGTGGAAGTAATCTAAACCTGCTGTAAACTCTACCCCATCTTCTCCAGCCAATGAGTTGGGAGAACATTTAGTTGAATTATACTGAAATATTAAATTGTTAAGTCTATCTTGAGCATCTCTCGCAAGATCTCCAAAGCTTTTCGAAATTGATACTTTAGAAACCTTTTGAATAGAAGAGTCTCCTTCTCTAACCATCGTTATTGAATCAGCAAAAGAAGAAGAACTCCAAGTCAATCCTCTAAGAGTTTCTCTGGCAGATCTCTGATAATAATCGATTTCATACATAGACATAAAAATAGACCTTTCTTCTAAAAGAAGACCACTTGGCCCAATTCCTCCAGTTGTATCTACATAAAAATCTTCATGAGTTAAAGAGTTCAAATCTCCAATATGGGTTTTAAGCCATCCAGAAACATAAGTAACAGGAAACCTTCCAGTATCGTCTGGAAAGCTATAAGTTACTATATCAGAAGCTATTGAACCCAACTCATTCATATAGCAATATTACACTTAAATAGTATCAATCAAATTTCTAATACGCTTTATAGCTGGATCATTCATGTCGGGACCATTTTTTGGCCCAGAAACATTTTGTCTTGATCTTCTAATAAAATCAGTAAAAGATTGCATAAGCTGTTTTCTTAAAACACTCTCTCTGGAAACAGGAGTAATTCCAACCCTAGAAGCTAAAACGCGAAGTTCGTCCAATGTCATTTCAGAAAGCTTCTTTTCAAAAGTCTCTGAATTAGTTGTTCCATATGGATTAGATCTTCCAGTTCCAAGGATTTCCTCAAGAGCTAGAATTTCCTTTTCCTGTTCTTCCCTTGTCTTGATTCTATTTTTGCCGTCAGTGATTTCAAGGTCAATTAGTTCTTTAGTTTTATCTTTCTTCATATACTTATTATAGGTTAAAAATGCTTGTTTTTAAAATATAAATAACCCACCTAAAAAGGTGGGTTATTTACAAACAATAGCTTTTTAATAACTGATACTATCAGACGACGATACCAGTCAACACACGGTCTTCAAGAACGATACGACCCTCTTGGATCTTACCATACCAGCCTAGTTTATTTTGACGAGAAACGAACTGATCATCAACTTGAACGCTGACTTCAGTAGAAACACCTTCTTCACGAACGGCGGGTCTGATGAGAGACTCTTTCGTTCTGTCGATACCAACGATAATTTCGTCAGAAGCTTGAGTGAAGGCTGTTTCGCCATTGAAGGTAGTTGCTCCAGCAAGCGCACCAAAGATCTTATTATATCTTTGATTGATGCCCATTTCGAGAACTTCGATAATACCGATTCCAAAGAAAGTAGGAAGACCTCCTTGATTCATGAGTTGCTTGCGCATCTCTTCAGTAGCAGGAATTGCGGTAGCACCAGATGTGCCAGCAACAGCACCTGACCGAGTATTAACAGGATTGTAGGCCATGTTACGAAGCTCTTCGACCATTTCTGGCGACATAAGCAAATCAGTAACTCCAACCATTGGACCACCAACAGGCGTTCCGCTTGAATAAGAACTCCAGAGACGCTTGGAAAGCGTAATAAGACGATTAAAATCATCAAGTTGAAGTTGGTCAGCGGTTGTTGCGCGAATAATGTGATTACCAGCAACGGCACTTCCCGTAGTCTTTGTATCGCCAGCGATAAGAGCGCCTAAAAGTTGGTTAATAGAAGTCTTTTCTTGCTTAAGAAGAAACTCTTGGGCCATTCTGGTGAAGACCTTGGAGATGTCGATGCTTCTACCCTTGCGAAGATACTTCTTATCAAGAGAGATGGCGCTATCAAGCGTATAAGTCTTGAATTTAAGCTCGTCATGAGCGGGATAGAGTTCGTTGGTGCTAAGACCACCAGCAACAGACTGCGAGTGAATTCTGATATAATCTTCATCAGTCACATCATGGAACAAGTCCAAGGGAATAGAAAGATTATCATCTTCGCTAAATGCTAAAGTCTGATAGAGGCTGGAGACAGTTGGTGCGCTGTTAATAACTTCGCTAATCACTGGACCAACTAATTCCGCAACGGCGGCTCTAGCTTCTTCCGCGATAAGCTTATCTTTCGAAGCACAAGCTTTGATAAGCTCAACTTGTTCGGGAGTTTCTTGAATACGAATTTTCATTTTTAAATTATATTAGTTGGTTAAAATTAGACGGAGAATTTAAGTCTAGCATAGGGACCAGCAGCAAAATCAGTGTGTTGCTGGCTTTCTCTAAGCCCAGTTCCGATAAATGTTCCGACCATAATGTCTCTTTGACCACTCGTTATAGCACTGAAGGCCACGCCAGAGACTTTTCCTCCCGGCATCACGATAGCAGCTTGTCCAAGACTTGGACAGACACCACCAGCAAGACCGCGAACATTGATTTCCACAATACCTCTAGAGGCAATGGGAACAGCTTCGCCCGAAAGGACGCATTGAAGATCTTGCTTCTTCTGAGGATAGTAAAGAAGTTTTTCACCATTTTCATCAACTTCTCTTACGTCTCTTAAGATCATACCGATAATGAGACCAGCATCGCCAGACGAAGCAGTAGTAACCGTTTGAGGAACGAAGGGATATTGAGATCTAGCATTACCAAGGGCGTTGGCAAAAGGACCGAAGTTTCCGTATTCCACGGGATCGAGGGTCAAATTGCCAGCAGAAACCTTGACGAACGTTCCGGCCTCGCCGGAATTTGAATCGAAAGAGTAACCATTGATTACATCTGTCTCATTAATGCTGCGGTAGGGGAGGAGGCGTGTGATTTGTTGTGCCATGATGTTTGTTTGTTAAAGTTAAATTATGCGGTTTGAAATTGAAGACCATTTTTCTTGATCTTTTGTAAAAGAGTTTCTTCGCTAGCGTATCCTGCGGTGTTGTTTGGAAGATTTGAGGCTTCAATTTCTTCAACTTCCAATTCAAGCTCAGTTTCAACTTCGTCTTGTTTGGAGGCTTTGCTTTCTAAGAGTTGTTCAGCAGCCTTTTCGATTTCAGCCTTCTTGGCTTCTTCTAAGGAGGCGATTGCTTCCTTATCTTGTTTTGCGAAAAGAACTTCTGCTCTTGTTTTGAAATTCTCAAAAGAGGCTTCAGAAGAATCCAAATTCTTGACATCTTCGATAACAATCTTTTCTTGAGCTTCGGTTAATTCATACTTATCAAGAATAGCCTTAACTCTGGCATTGAATAAATCGGCAGCAGCCTTTGCTTCGATTTCTTCCTTGATCGATCCAAGTTCTAAATTAGTTTTTTCGAATTCAGTCTTAACCAAGTCTAATTCGGCTAAGGCTTTTTCAAGATCCTTTTTGTTGGCATCAGCTTGTGACTTCCATTCGTTTTGTTCGTCAAAAACTTTCTTGATTTGAAGAGCGATTTCCGAAGAAGCTTTACCTTCTTGAAGTTTCGCCATAAGCTGATTAAATTGTTGTTCGTTCATTGAAAATGATGATTTGTTAGCTTTTACAGATTTTTTATATTCTTGGGAAAATAATTTGTCATTTTCTTCTTCCATTTCATTTTTTTTATCCATTTCTTCCTCTTCGTTTTCTTCTTCTTCGTATTCTTCGTCTTCAATAAGAACATATAATCCCTTCACTTCTGCTGCTGGAGTTTCTGTAATACCAACACCTAAAGCATAAGCAGGGCCATTGATTATTCTTCTGACTCTACCTTTATTAGAATAACCCGTTCCACCATAAGTTTTTAAATTATCTTTTAAACTAGAATAATTTTCATCTTCTTCGTCCATCTCTTCAACTTCTTCCATTGATCCATCTCCAAATGCTAATGCATAATTTCTAAAACCAACTTCCCATGAAGTAGAAAGAGATTGATAATTTTCATTATCAGGATCAGACGCTTGAATTAATTTCTCAGAAAGAGAAGGAAAAATATGACGATAAATAATACCTGCCGCAGTAATATAGAAAGGATCTTTGCGGTCTTTGTAGGCTTCAATCTCGTTGTCTTCGTATTCTGGTTGCTTATCAGAAAAAGATGCGTTGATGATGTGACCAACAATCTTATCTTTCATGTGTTCAATATTTATTGGCTTATTAACAAATTGTTTAACAAGATCCATAGCAACTGAAGTTTTAATGCCATCGTCGTTTTGATTAAACTTATTTACAACAGCTAAATTAAAAACAACAGGAAGAACATCTATATTTTTTTCTGCATCAAAAGATTCTGGCATTAAACTTTTCTTAGCAGAAGCTACCGCTTTTTCGGTAACTCCATATTTGTTCATTTCTTCTGGTTTAATAACTCTAATTGAGCCAATTAAATTAGTTGATAAATTAGAGGTTGATTCTTCTTTCCACATTGTGATAAATTAGTTAAGATTTTGAGAATAAAATAAAATTGATGAAGCTTCTAACGACAAATTGTGTTCATTAGAAATTTCCAAGATTCCATCGTTTACACCCAAAGAGGTTAAAACAGAAGGATTAACAACAACTTCTTCAAGCTTATCTTTCCATTCTGATTTTTCGCATCCTTGAACAATTGCTAAACAAATTTCAGAAATAACCTTCTTTCTTTCTTTGGTTAAATTCTTTAATGAAAGCTTTTGCTTATAAAAAGATTCCGCTTCTGATTGGAATTTCGAAATATCTTCCAATGAAGACTTAATGGAATCAACTGCAAATTTTGCTTTACTTTGTTTTTCAACTCCAGTTCCCATTGGTCTTCCTCCAGTTGGAGAAGAAACAGTTGGATTAGAAGAATTTCGAGAAGGAGCTTGAGGTTCTTGGTTTTGGCCAATTCCACCTCCCAATGCCAATGGAGACCAATATCCCTTCTTTCTTTCAGAAACGAATTTTGATTGATCAAGTCCAAGTTCTTCTGAAGTTGGAAAAATTCCCTTATCAATAACATCCATTCCTTCATTTGGAGTGAGAATACCAAGCTCAACCATTCTCGCAATAAGCCTCTGCATGTCTGCATAGTTTAAAGCATCTGTTCTTTTAAATTCAATTTGAGGAGGACGCTTTAATCCCATTGTTTCACAAACATCGTTGATTTCTGGTTGTAAGAAGTCTTTGATAAATCTTTCTCTTACTTCTTCAATACGTTGAAGAAAGATCTTCAATTTAATTTCCGTATCGGCATACTTACTCTCTCCAAGAAGGATGTTATTTAATCCTTCACGAATATCTTGGTTTAAAACTTCGTATTTTTCTTTACCCATGACCTTCTGAAGATCGGGTATGATAAATTCGGCTTTTGTAGTATAGTCAGAAACCAAAACCCTGCCCACGCTCTTGTTCTTAAAGATTTCTTGCATGGCCTTTAAGTTTTGATGATTAATGCCTCCCTTTTCTGGCTCATTACCCATCGTAACAAGAAGAATGACATTTTCAATTGATCTAGCAATAGCTTGGTCAACTTTCTTTAGCTCCATCTTTTTATTGATGTCATCAAGAACAGAATAACCGGGGGGAACTGCAAGAGGCTCGTAGTCCTGCTTTTTATAAAACACAGGGTGTAGTTTTAAAACATCTAAAGGAATTTGGATTTCCCTATTAATGATAAAAGTATTTGTATTTGATTTGGTTCTCTTGAGTTCGTCTTGAACTTCTTTTGGTAATGAATTAAAGATATCTTTATCCTTATCGGTCTTTGGATCTCTTAATTTTGCCATTTCAAAACTTGTCAAAATTTTAGCATAACTATAGTCTCCAAAATTCATTTGCTCAGTAACCTCTATATCGGCAGGGTTAAGCATCAAATATCTAACAGGAATCTTTTTCTCTGTCAAAGTTGGAATAGGATTTTCGCTGTAAGCTTTAATAGAATTTGTATTAACCTTTGCCTCAAGATGAAGCATAAAAACATTACCACTTCTATAGATTTCTCTAAAGAACTGATCCTTTAAATCATAAATCTTAATTTTATTAAGCCAAGCTTCAACAAAACGGCGGCTTTTGTCAGTGCCACTATTCTTTTTAAAATAAATATCCGAATTGGAAAATTCAGATAACAAATCAATTGTTGACTTATAAACAGGAACATTAAAATAAGCCTTTTGAGATAAAACGATAGCATCTCTTACGGAAACTCCATCAGCGGAATAATCCCAAGGAAGAAGTCCGTCGTCAATATTTTTAAACCTTTTACGAAGAAGAGAAGATGTAGCCAAATTATCTCTAGTTCCAACTCTTGTTCCAGAAGAGCTAGATAACCTACTAGCAGAACTTTCTTCTGAATAATAACCCTCTCCAATTAGCTCTGGTGCAACGGAAGCTTCTAAAAACGAAACGTTATCAATCGTATTTCCTTTTGATAAGTTACTCCAATATCCATCGTTCTTTTTCGTATATTTTCTTGGCATATTTGTTTCTACACAAAAGTTACTTTTTTTAACTTTAAAAGTTACTTTATATGGTAAAAGGAACAAAAGTAGAGACTACCCTCTTCTCTTCATTAACTTCTAGAGAATCAAAATAAACCTTGGCCCACCAATTTAAAAGAACCAATGATGAATAAAGATCTTTTCTTGGTCTATTTGGACCTCTTTGCTTTCTCATATGCAATGGCAAATCAAATGATTGGGTTCCTTGTGGATTTGTTGTAACCTCAATGTTTGATGTTTGAATTTTTGTTAATTCAATATTCTGCTTACAATAGTCAATTAAATCAACCTTACAGGCGTCATCGTTAGACGCTCTATATTCTGGCTCCCACTTCAAGTCTTTAATTGGAACATCCGCCCTGCTTTGTTCTTCAAAATGCTTGTCTCCCAAGAATGCTCCAGAAGCAAAAATGATTCTTTTATGATCGATACTTGCTTGTAGCATTTCGTTTGCAATTCTAATCCAAGAAGAGGAGGGATTTCTTAAAAAACAAATCTTATTCTCAGAGTGATTTATTGAACCTTTCATCCTTAATAAATCAGCATGATAATCTTCTGATTTATCAAAGTCTCCTTCAACATATTTAATTTCAATTTTTGAATTTTTAAATAATTCACTTTCGTTGCATGAACTGATAAATTGCAATCCTCCGTTTCTATCCCCCACTATTCCAACAACGTTAAAATGAGTATAAAGATAATGAAAATATGTCATATATGTTTTCAACTGTTGACCAGTAAGAGCGAATGAATGAACTATTGCTACTTTATTTTCTGATTTCAATAATTTGCCTACATGCATACTGAAAAAGTCAGCTTCCTCACTTTCAGACCAAGAAGGGTCAAAGGCCAATATATATTCGTCCGTAGGGCTTCCAATAATTTCTACGGCAGGAAAGTCTCCTTCAGCAACCGTGCATTGCATCATTCGACTCATCTTAAAGTAGGAGTCTCCCTCGTCTCCGAATTGTGCGCCAAACTCTCTATCAAACTGAGCCTTACTCATTGTGGCTTTTGCTTGATTTAAAAGATTTTGATCGTAAAGTTCTGGAGGAGCTAAATCATAAGATAACTGAAAAACAGATCTATAAGCAGAGGATGACCCAAGCTCTTCTCCAGTATTATGCTTTTGAGAATCGTGTTGACCTAAAATAAGATCAATAAACTGCTTATAAAGTTTATACATGTATTCGAATTTAAAAGAGGGGGAAGAGAGTAGAATCAACTTATTATTTGGCCAAGCAAATCTTTCCTCTTCTGTCATTTTACCTTGAGAAATAAGCCTTGCCTCAAGATCCCTCAGTTCTTTTCTTTCTGTTGGATTTTCAATAACACCCAAGAACGGCATGATAACTTCGTTAAAGATCTTCTCTGGCATTGTTAAAAACTCATCAATAACAATTCTATTAAATCTAAAACCACGAAGCCTTTCTCCGTTAGCGAGAGGTAGAGCAATTGCCCTGCTTCTTCCAATTTTTAAAGTCCACTGATCGGTTCCCTTTTGGATCAAGTTTTTTGAACAGATACAGTCCATTGCTAATTTTGAAGCAGGTTTTGCAAGAATGTCTTCGATTTTGGTAAAAATCATTTTAGACTGTCTAAATGTTCCAGCCAAAACCCCAATGTTACATCCTTGATTAAACATCAACTCTAAAATCAAATAAATGGCAGTTGAAAATGTTTTAGACATACCACGCGCCAAAACGTGCATTGTATAATCTGAAACGAATAGAGCTTTAATTAAAATAGCTTGAAAAGGAAAAAGCTTAATCCCAAGAAAGAACTCTGTTGCAAACGTTATATTGTTTCTCAAAAAACGATACAGCAATACAGAAGCCTCGTCTTGTTCAAGCCAGCCTTCCTTTTCTAAAATTTCTGAATTAACAACCCCTGCTGAATAATCCAATCTTTTTCCTTGTTTACCTTTATCCCACATATTTTTTATCTAAGTAAAATTGTAAATCGCACCTATGCATTTGCTTTCCAAAATAAAGAATTCTTTGAGTTATATCCTTTGCATCTTCTTTGTCTTTACAGAATACAAATTGTATTGTTTCTGGATAGGTTAAACAAAGTTTTCTAACATTAGAAAAAGCAAAAGACAAATTGGTTTGATATTTGAATTGAAGATTTTGACGAATAATTTCTGCAAAAGTTCCTTCGACAACAACAAACAAAAAGCTATTAAAACTCTTTGTTCTTTCGACCTCCTTTTTAAATCTTTCAAAACCAACTCCAAAGGTTCCCTTAAAATCATTTATAGACTTTCTATCTATAAAGGTAGAACTATAAAAATCTCCACCAGCACAATAGTCTCCACAATCAAGCTTGTTGATTAATTGATTTTTAAAATCAAAAGGCTTTTGTTCGCGAGTGTCTACATGAATCTCTATTTTGTCTAAGTCTTCTTTAGAAACATCCCAAAAACCTTCTGGCAGAGGTTGGTTATAAAAGTATTCAACTTTTAGTTCTTTTGCTAGATTTTCTGCTGATTCAAAGAATCTTTCACAAGTAATTAGTCCAGCCCTTTTCTTGGTAATGAAATAATTTTGAGAAGGTAAGAAGGAAAACTTATATCTTTCTTTATCGGCCTTCAATTCATGAAGAATAACCTCCTTGCCTTCTTTTGTTGAGCATCCTTTTAAAAACTTATTTCTATTGACTAATGAATTAAAACATTCCCCCTTATATTGTTGAGGGTTATTAAAATCAATCAAAGATCCATCAAGTCTATCTCTATTTGGAAAATTTCTTTGGTAATATGTAGCAATGCCCCCATGTTTATTTACATGGATATGTAAGCCAGCTTCTTTTGTAAAAGATGCTCCACATTCTGCACATTTATAATTCATAGAATTTCATATCTACTAATACCAAAGACTCTACCCTTTAATTCATCAACCGATTCAAGCCTATCTATTTCTTCTGCAACAAGCCTGTTTTGCATTTCGGCCATCATTACCATCTTCTTTCTGTCTTCGTAACTTTGAAAGACTTCAACAATAGAAAGAAAATTGATAGTAGCATCTCCCTTCTTTTCTAATCTTTTGGCCCGATCTCCGTTTAATTTATTAATCAAGGAATCGATTCTTTTCTCACACTTATCTAGTTCATCAGATGTTGCCTTGAGATGCTCTGTTAATCTCATAGTAAGATCTTCTGCTGAAAGTTCTTCACTCTCAAGCATGTTATTAAATTGATCTAATCTCTTTTGGATTTTTGCTTTTCTTACATAATTGGAACAAACCATCATGTAAAGATTCAACTCATCTGTAGTTAAATCGTCTTTACTCCAAACAGAACGAACAAATTCTGATTCAAACAATTCCCGATCTCCCTGCGTTTTGTAAGAATTAATTTCAGAATCGAGCTTATAGCTTCTATAATATTTAAGAAGGGATTCTATGCATTTTTTTGTTTTCATAGTAATCTGCTTGGGATCTTCTGAAATATTTTCACCTGTCCATTTATTAATCCTTCTTATTGCAGAAAGCATAGATTTTGGGCTATGCCATTTTGCGTCAACAGAAAGTTCCGTTTCGTCTACAATATCATTCCTATTCTTATAAAGGAATTCTTGAACAGCCCTGTGTTCTGCCGATAAAGGTTTTATACTGTCATCGCTTAAAACAAGCTTTGCTATCTCAAAAGCTGTCATAGATGAGTTGATTCTATCCCCCATCATGAACTGAAGTTGCTGATCCGTAAAATTAACAAACTTCTTTTTTTCACTCTTTGTTGTATTATACTGTCTACCCTGTTCAGCAAGGAAAGATCTTATAGCCCTTCCTTCTTTACTTCTTCCATCCAAGGCTTCGTCATCAAAAACAATTTGTGTTATGACATTAAGATCTGGCGTAATCTTAAATTGATCCAAGATTTTTTGTTTCTGTTCCTGAGATAGTTTCATTGAATTATATCGTTTTCCATGATAATCTTTTTGGCCAATTCATAGAATTTCTTTTTGATATTATTGATTTGTTTATAACGGCTGGATTTGCGTTCTGAAGTTGGATCTTTTTTAAACTTCATCTTCTTTGCTACATACTCCTCATCAAAACCTTCAATATATAAAAGCTTATACACCTCTCTATGTCTATCGTTAGATAACTCCTCAAGCATCTTTACATGGATCTCTTCAATCTTTACTTCATAATCGAGAAAGCTACCTTCTTTTAAATAGTTAACAAAATCATTATCATCAATGCTAACTGGAATTTTTACATCATAAGCATTCTTCTTTCCTTTCAACCATTTCAAATATAATTTACAAGAAGAGTCTTGTTTTGAAGATTTGTTTTTTGAACAACCTTCTCCACCAATGTTAAATTCACATTTCAAGCAGGGCTTGGCAAAATTTGCGTAGTTGTTTCTGACTAAGTTATATATTTGATTTGAGATAACACTACTGCACCAAGGTTTGAAAGAACGGGTTTGGTCCCAAAGCTTCCATTTGTTAAAAATATGAACTCTTATAATCTGACAAACATCATCGTAATCCATCCAAGCAATGGCGTCCAATTGCCACTTAACTCGATTACGTCTCAGTAAATCGTTAATTTCTTCAAACTTATCTTCAAATGTATAATTCATTCTCCAATAGTGGTTGAAGATTTAATTCTGCTGCATTCCTGTTGCATCTTGCGAATTATCTCTTCGCCACTTAAAGAGTCTTCTCCTCTCGCACCTTGTCTAGATGCCCTAGCAGATTCATGCGAGGGAGGAGTCAAATCCCCAATGGTCATCTTATAGTTCTTATCTACATCGGCTTTAAAAATATTTTTGCGCTTCAAACTTTGCACATCAATATGCTCAACGGCGTCTTCGTCTTCGTCCTCGTCTTCCTCTTCGTAACGGGTTGAAGCCTTGGAAACAGCAGATGCTGCTCTATTAAATGGAGAACCACAGCTTGGGCAAAATTTTGGCTTTGATACACTAAACTCTGCTTTCCCTCCACATTTAATACAATATTCGGTATTCATGATTAATAAAGTTTTTACTACTAATTATAGTAATAAATGCTTTAAAAATCAATTATTAATATTCTCTATCTTCTCCAAGATGTAGGCGACAACAGGATCTCTCATGATGTCTTCCTTCTCAAAACGAAGACTATGAATTCCGTGAGAACTCGCCTCTTCTGTTTGAAAGGTCTTACATATTTTAGAAAATCCTGTATTTCTGATATCGCTTTGGAATTCATCGCCGCATATAAATATTTTTGTGTTGGAATTGATTCTAGTAAGAATCGTTGTTAATTCTTGAATTGTGGCATTTTGCATTTCATCTGCTATGACAATTTGATTTTTCCAATCCTGCCCACGAATAAAGTTAATAGGCGCGGCATTAAGGGCTTTGTTGTCTACAAGAAGGGAGGTCTCCTTCTCATTAAGAATTTCCCCAATTTTATCAACAAGGGGTCTCATGTATGGATCGAACTTCTCATCAAGAGAACCTTTAAGGAACCCTAAGCTTTTTTGGGAGGATTCAACTACCGTTCTTAAGTAGTTTATCTTGATGTTTTTAGAATCTTCGTTAAAAAGATGAAGGGCGGCATATACTGCTAAAAAGGTTTTTGATGTTCCCGCTGGTCCACTAAGGAAAACTATTTTTGTTTCCCTTTGGGTCATTATTTTAAAGAATTGTTGTTGTTTGGGGGTCAGTTCGATGTTGCCCAAGAGCAACCCTGTCTTAAAGTTCTTTTTACTTGACATCACGGTAATTTACACTATATCTTTTTGGAAAAGAAGGAAGGTTATTGTTTTATTTTTGTGCCGAAATCGTTATAATTAATGTATAGGAACTATTATGACCTTTCTTTATCAGATAAAAGACTACCCAACGGGCTTTTTTCAAGTCATAACGCCAGAGAGCGATATAACTGGAGAAATCATTCATATAAATAAAGAAGGCCAAGTTCGATTCATCGGCGCAGATCGCGATTCTTGCGACTATCTTACCTATAAGGATACGCTTACCGACTTCTCTGAATTCCATAGAATAGAATAAAGATAGGGTTGCTTATAGATAGTATGATATAGAATAATATGAAAAGCCAAAAAATGGTGAAATTGGTAGTGTGAACCACCCCCCCCCACTTTTTCGGTTTAGATCACCCCAACTCGATTTTAATTAACCCCACCCCCTTTGGGTGTTCAAGTGAACAGGACGCAATCGCGGTTGGCTTGGTCAAAAGAAAATGCACAAAAGGATTTGCGTATCACGTTGGGTGTGGTATACTAGGACATGAAAGAAAACAACCAACTCCAGAAACTGAAAGACGAATTGAAAAAGCTTGATACCTATATCGGCTACATGGAAGATTGCCAAGGTTTCTGTGAAAGAAAATACAAGGAACAGTTTTGGGATCTTAAGAAAAAGATTGAAGAAACAATTGGAAAATAATCGAAAGAAAAAGAGAAAAAGGATTTGCGTATCACCTAATCTGTAGTAAATTAAAACATGAAAAAGAACCTTCAACTTGGACAGATTGAAACCTTCGCACCTTCCACCCGCACCCTTCCCCGCACGGGTGAGGTTGTCAATACCTTCAAACAAGTTCCTAATGGAACGGAGGGAGAGGGCGTCAAGCTTTATCAATGGATCATGAACTCTCTCACTGGAGAGTCTGTCATCCTTCTTCCCATCGAAAAGGCGCAAGCTTTCATCGCCTAAAGGGAAAGGGGAGGGGAAACCCTCCCCTTTAAATAATCAAAAAAGAATTTGCATCTTCTCCATTTTTCGCCTATAGTTAAGCATGAACGAAAAACTTCAATACACTCTCGCCTATAGCTTCTACATCATTGGCCTCATCTTTGCTACCATTGCAATGGTTGGAATCTTTTCTTAATCAACGAAAAAGAATTTGCATCTTACCCTTTTACCCTTATCTTACTACATGAAAGAACAAATCAAACAAGCAATCGAAGACAACAAGGAACTTTTCCTTCTCTTCAAAGGACAAGCGGTCATCCTTCTCAATACCGTAGGCGAGGACCACGTTTTGGTTTCCTTCGATGACGGTGATGAAAAAGTGATTCCCCTTGTTCAAATAGATGGGATCATCTAACGAAAGAGAAAGGGGAAGCGAAAGCTTCCCCTTTAAATAATCGAAAGAAACTCTTGCTTTAAATCATTAATCGCTTACACTTACTACATGAAAGAAAACCAAATCTCCACCGCCACCGTTTCCGATCTTGAATTCGTCCAAGTCAACGAACAAGAGGGACCATTCGCCTTTTGGGATGTTATCTTCACGCATGAAGGGGAAGAAAAGCAAGGTGAGCTTTACGCTTCCATTGACTGTCCCGAAAAGACTCATCACCACATTATCGCCCTTTACTAAAAGGTTGAAGGGAGGCGAAAGCCTCCCTTTTAAATAATCGAAAGAAAAGAGAGAAAGAACTTGCCAATCGAAAACAAATAAGCTACATTAGGACATGAACGAAAAACAAATCCACAAATCATCTGCTGAAATCTGGGAAATGAACCGTCTCAAATGGGACAGAAGAAAGGCGCGTTAGAACGCTTGGAAGAAAGAGCAAGCCGAAAAGAAAGCTGCTAAGTAATCGAAAGGGAAGGTGAAAAGGGAGGCGAAAGCCTCCCCTTTTTTTTAGTTAGCACAAACCGCTTGTGCTGTTCATTTGAACACGGCGCATATACGTTAGTGTTCAATTGAACACCTTTTACCCCCCATTAAAAGGGCTTCGTAAGTCGTTCAACATCAATGACTTACGCATGAGGTTTTCGCGTGAAAATCGTTGTAAGTCGTTCAGTATCAACGAGTTATGCGCGAAGCGCCCCGGTTTCGTCGTAAGTCGTTGTGTTTCAACGAGTTACAAAGGAAAGCCTCAAAGGGCTTTTTAGGCCGCAATCGCGCCAGTGTTCAAATGAACAACACGCAGCTTTTTTTAGTTAGCGCAAAACGTTTAAGGTGTTCAATTGAGCATTACGCAATCGCGCCATGCGAAAAAAGAAATAAAAGAGATAAAAGGATTTGCGCATTAGATCAAATCTGGTATAGTTAAAACATGAAAGAAAAAAGCGGATATGTGATGGCCCTTGAAAAAGGAATTGAAGCGTGGACTGAATTCCT